TTGAACGCATCAAGATCGAACGACGCCAAACTTCAATCAAAGCAAAGATGATTAACGAAAAGTTATCGTCCGACTTTGTGATGCATGGCGGTATGCAAGATGACCCAGACTTTTCTAATGCGTTCGTTGAGTTCTTAAAAGACAATGAAGTTCTGGTAGACCATTATGCAGTTGCTAAGGACGATAAGAAGTTTAAAGTTCATGACTCTTTAGTTCATCGTAATAAAACTGCGTACGTTAAGAAAGTAAAAGAAGTTGAAGAAACTTTTGACCTTTCTGAGTTCGGGGTTTAAGTAATGAAGTTTGTAATAATCGGCGATTTACATCTGGGAGCATCTAAGTCTTCCGATATTTTCCATGACTACTTTGATAAGTCATTTAAGTTTATATTCGATTATATTGATTTAGATGATGAAATTGCGGGTATAGTACAGACAGGTGATTTGTTTGACTACCGTCGCGAAGTTCACTTTAATACTCTTCACCGCTCAAAACAATATTTCTTTGACCGTATTACCGAGCGTAACCTATGGCTCCATGTTATATCAGGTAACCATGACTCGTTATTCAAGAACACAAATAGAATTAACTCTGTTCGTATCTTAAAGGGTGATGAGGCTAAAGTTGTAGATATGGTTCCAGAGACTTGTAATATCGCAGGTATGGATATTGACTTGTACCCGTGGATTAACGCCGAGAATTTTGAACAGTGTAAAGAGTTCGCGTCTAAGTCTAACTCTACCGTTGCGATAGGTCATTTTGAGTTCGCACACTTTCCTATGAATCCGGGTTCAATGTCAGAGTCCGGAATGGATCATAAAATCTTTTCCAGATACGAAACCGTTTTCTCAGGCCATTACCACACCCAGTCTAAACGTGATAACATCGTCTATACAGGTACTCCGTACGAACTTACTTGGGTAGATTGTAATGACCCTAAAGGGTTCTGGGTCTATGATACGGTCACAAATACTTACGACTTTATTAGAAACCCACACTGCTTGTTCGAAAAGATAGAGTATTACGAAGGTATAGAGTATGATTTTTCACGAGCAACTGAAAAGTATGTTAAAGTAATTGTTGCCGATAAGGTTTCTCAGAAAGCGTTTGACAACTTTCTTATCAACCTAAAGATGGTATCGCCCATTGATGTTAAAGTTATAGAAGCATCAGTTGTAGAAGCGGTTGCTGACGCTGTGGGGTCTAACGTAGATATGGTATCTACTCAATCTGTTATAGAGTCTGTTATTGAAGCTCTTGAAACTCCCTTAGACAAAGTAACACTAAAACAAAAACTTCTATCCAAGTACCAAGAAGCCCTATCAATTACAAACTCCTTATAAAATGATTTTAAGCAAAGTAAGATTTAAAAACTTCTTCTCATCGGGTAACGCCTTTGTTGAGATTGACTTATTGAAGTACAGCCGTTCAATTATCTCGGGCAAGAACGGCGAAGGTAAGTCTACGGTTCTATCGGCAATTACGTTTGCTGGCTTTGGTAAAACAATCAAACAAGTAACCAAGCCCCAAATCGTAAACTCTATCAACAACAAGAACTGCTTAGTAGAGTTAGAGGGTTCCAAGGGCTCCAAATCATTTTTGATTCGCCGAGGAATTAAACCCGCTGTGTTTGAGATATTTGAAGATGGCGTATTGGTAGACCAAACCCTCGTCGGTGAGTATCAGACTTACTTAGAAGAACGGTTGTTTGGGTGTTCGTTTAGAACGTTTCTACAAACATCCGTTATTTCTATCGAGAACTATAAACCCTTTATGTCGCTAACGGCAGGTGAGCGACGAGCTTTTATTGAAGATATTCTTGACATCAAAGTATTCTCGGCTATGAACCAGATGGTAAAGAGTGAGAATTCAAAGAATAAAGAAACTATCCGGGTTGTAGATACTGAGTATAAAACGCTCAGGGAAAAGATCGCAACACTAAAATCTCACATCGAACAAGTGGAGTCTATAGCCCTAGAATCTACTGCTGCGATTGATGAAGAAATTGAAAGAGTAGAGGGTGAGCGAGAAACTGCTTTAAACGCTCTAGAATCAATTTCAGCTGAATTGGAGGGTACACGTACACTGAGCAAAGAATTGTCTGTTCTACGCGGTTCTGAGCTGCGAGCCGTAATTTAAGGGATTTAAAAACTTCATACGCTAAACTCAAAACTGAGGCTAGTTTCTTTGATAAAAACGACAATTGCCCTACCTGTTCTCAAGAGCTAAAGGGGTCTAAGATTGATGAGATTGTTGCTAACTTTCAGGCTAAAATTAAAACCTTAGATGCTCAAATATATGATGCGCAACTAGAGGTTGATGGGTTGGCTTATGTTGCTGAAAAGTCTTCCGAGCACGAAGACCTAGTGTCTAAGCTCAACACTAAGATGACAACGGCCAATGTAACGCTTTCGCACCTTACAAACCAATTAGCCAAGTTGAACAAAGACCGCGCTAAGTCGTTAGTCTCTGTAGACTTAACTGAACATAAGGTAAAGTTGAAAGACTTGGCACGCAACGCGCTCCAGACCCGTGATAAGTTAGCGGGGTTGAATGAAGACCAAGACTACAACGCGCTAATGCTAGAGTTGTTAAAAGACTCGGGTATCAAGTCTAAGATCGTTGATCAGTACATTCCTATTATCAATAAACTCGTGAATGAATACCTTGAGCGCCTAGACTTCTTTGTATCGTTTAACTTAGACTCAGAGTTCAACGAAGTAATCAAGTCCCGTCATCGCGATGTTTTTACATACAGTTCGTTTTCTATGGGTGAGAAGCAACGCATTGACTTAGCGATGATGTTTACGATGCGTAGGATCGCTGCGATGAAATCTTCGTTTGAGTGTAATATCCTATGCGCAGATGAAGTCCTAGACGCAGCCGTAGACTCTGATGGCGTTGGGTTGATTAACGAAATCTTGCTATCACCTGAGTTCAACAAAACAAACTTGTTCGTAATCTCGCACCGCAACACTGACCTCTTCCAAGACTTGTTTGATGGTAAGTATTTTGCAAAGAAACGCGACGGGTTTTCAGAAATCCACGAAATCGTCGAGTAATTTGTGTTATAATATTTTTACTTTAAAGGTAACAATGAAACAAAAACCCACATTTATAAAAATCTCGTCGGATAAAGAAGACGTGACGCTTTCTAGGTACGTTGGAAAGACTCACACCGGAACCCTAAAGTTTTCGACTACCGAGGTAAATTCGACTCAAGAGATTAAAGACTTGGTTGAAGAGTACCGACGCATCGGAGATAAGATTTATGAACAAGAACCTGAAACGGCCTAATAAATGATACTTACTGATTTTTCACAAATCGCGCTAGCAGCAATTCATGTAGACTCTATGGCACAAGACTGCGCCAAGAACCCTTGTGACGAAAATAGAAACTTGATCAAACACTTTATGATCAACTCTATTCGCTCAAACTTCAACACTCAGAAAGCCAAGTACGGTCAGATGGTTATTGCTGCCGATTCACACTCATGGCGACGCGACGCTTTCCCTAACTATAAGTGTCAACGCCGAGCCGCCAAGAAGAAAGATGATTCAGGTATTCACTGGGATTTTGTTTTCTCAGTTGTAGATGAACTTATCCTAGACTTAGAGACCAAGTTCCCGTTCCCTACGATTCGCGTACACGGAGCCGAGGGTGATGACATTATCGCCGTATTGACAAAACACATTACGAATAACCCTAGCGGTGAAGTAGACTTGTTTGGGGACCCTGAGATCGAACCCATTGTTATTCTTTCTTCAGATCGAGATAACTTTCAACTTCACAAATATAAGAATGTTCGTCAGTTCTCACCGCGAGACAAAAAACTCATCAAACCCGAAGTCTCATGGCGACAATCGCTCCTAGAGAAAATCGTCAAGGGTGAGTCTGGTTCTAGCTCAGACTCGATTCCAAATATCCGCATGCCCGACGACACCTTTGTAACAGGTACTCGCCAGAAACCTATTGCTCAGAAGTACCTAGACCAGTTCTACGCAAATAAGACTAACCCTATTGATGAGTGTGCGACTGAGGAAGAGCGCACCAATTTTATTCGTAACGAAATGTTAGTTTCATATGATAAAATTCCAGATGACGTGGCTCAGAGCATTATTTTGCGTTATAATGAACAGGTTAGCAAAAAACATTCCAAGATGGAATTGATGTCATACTTTACAAGCAACCGAATGTCAACTTTACTAGGGTCTATTACAGATTTTTACAAATAATGTCTATTACTACACA